AGAAACAATCACTGCAATCCTCAATAATCATCATATCAATATTGAGAAAAGTCTCTCTAAATTTCTTTAATAAACTGCTATAATTTTCTGTACCTTGTTTGCCTTTTACTGTCTCAATATACTTATCAGTATTATTAATATTTTCTGTACCATTTCCAGTTTTACTATCATTTCTTGTCAATGTATCTGTACTTTCATTAGTAGTCGTGTTATCTTCATTAACTTTAGTAACTGTAGTTAAAGGCACACTATCAGCAATACCTTGAGTATCCATACTATTCTGTGGTGTATCACTAAATCTATTCAAGGTATCAGTATTATTTGTACCTCTACCACTACTAACATTTTTACTTGTACCACTATTAGTTTCTGTGTTATTACTTGTCCTTTTACTTGTACCGCTACCCTCTCTACTTCTTGTCAAATCAACATCATAAAAAGGGTTAAACTCAAGTAACTCACTTTTATACAACTGATTGTAATAAGGCATAATTTCATTAAGCTTAGCATTTAATGCAAGCTTCCACCTGCCTACAGTTTCATGTGCAATCTCTCTTGTGTAATAATGTTTTAATATCTTCCTGCATAAAACCTGCCTATAGTTTTCATCAAAGATAGGAAAGTCAAAATTAAAAACCTTATTCCAACATTTGTCTAAAATACTATCAACATTATCTGCACCCTCACTCTCACTCAAACCTGCACTATTCTCACAAATAAATCGTACCTCTGTTGTATACTTACTCATTATTCTCACCGCCTTTGCCTATATCAGTTTCGTTACTTAAATCTGCTTTATCAGCATCATAAATATCAAGTACCTGCATGTCCTCTCTATAATTAACACTAATGTTTAATCCAAACATTTTATTAATCTGCTCACATGCCTGCTGTCTCATAAACAGTCTTGAATACCTACTAGCAATCGTGCCACCTAAGTTTCTTTGTACTTCATCAGTTATCATTCTTTCTTTCTTCACAGTATTGACATTACTAATGCCTAAGTATGTTAATGCTTCATTCCAATACTGCGTTTTTAAATCATACAACTTATCAGCAACATAAGGGCTTGTAGTATCAAAAGTCTTAATACCACTTAAATCCAAATTCTTATCACCGAAAATGAACGGTTCATTACCGATATACTGTGCATATAGATTTTTCATTACAAGTCTCTGATTTTCAGTACATGTAATAATCTTAGGTGTTTTCTGCTGTATAACGTTTACATCAATAGTCCTCTGTATTTCATACAGTCTTTTACTCATTTCTTGCACATCAAGTATACTGTTAGTGTGTAGCATATTATTAAAGATAATAACACTGTTACTTGGGTCAAGTTTCATTTGATACCCATTTTGTGCAAAGGCTGTTCGAGTAATAGGTATTCTGTAAACATCAAGTGCACCACCAATCATAACTTGCAAGCCTAAATATCCCATTACTTCATCATTAAAGAATACTGCCATTCCGTCATTGAAAAGAGTTAACTCTAAAAACCTTGCATCAATTGTTTCCGGTAGGTTCTTCCAGTCAAACATTGATATGCTTAATTCTGTAAGTCTATTAACATACTGTAAATATGTTCTCTGATTTTGCAGAAACGCTTCAGTTTGTGCTTTTCTTCCTTTTCTACTCATTATCTCACCTCTTTTCTAATTAGGACTGTTATCTAATGAATAGTTGCCTATTTCATCAGCGTTTTTCCAAAATGTAATACCATTGTCAAAAATGTTCTTAATAGCTGTGACATCATTGTTACTACAATTATTTCCTATTAATTCGCAATTTTGTGTTTTAGTGTAAGTCCAATGTGGTCTACTATGAGTGTTAGGTACTTTTACTCTTTTAGTAGCATATCCATATTTATCAAAGTATTCATCAATAATATGTGCATATTGTGGTGTTACCTGCATTTGTTTAAAATAAAAATCTTTGTTTCGTGTAGCGACATCAATTGAACCACTATTACTTCCTCTTGTTTGTGGTGGTTTACTGTATGCTAGCATAGCATCTATACCATTATCAACTATACCAGTTGCACCACTTAATGCTAATTCAGGATTAAAGCTACCCATTCCTGCAACAACTGTACCAGTATTTAATAAAGCTGACATAGTTAATTTACTCGCAGATTGTGCTAACCATGCTTTATAAGCATCAACAGACCATGCCACTTGTGGGAAATCGCTCATAACTAGTTTTTCAGAATAATTACCCTCATCAGCATTAGTACCATTATAACCCATAGGAACTAGCGCTATTTGTGGATTTCCTACAACACTTCCGTATAAAGCAAAATCACAAGTATTTTTTACAAACCATTCATATCTATATATTGCAGAGTTATCGCAGCAATCTACTGCTAAATAGTTAAAAGGGTATGTTAATAATTTTTTATTTTTTGGTGTATAACCACCAATTGTAGTGTTTTTTGCCACTGCGTTTACTTGCACACTTGGTTGTGTAGTTGTTGTGTAAAATTCACTTGGCATTAAAAAAATATTTACAATGCTATCTTGTTTGTTAGCTTGTGTTGCTGTATCTAAATAAGTTAATAATGCTTGTACTTGCTCGTTGTTATCTACTCGCCCTGCTATATAATCTACACCACTAAATAAACCACCTTGATAGCCACCAGTTTTTTTTCCCTCTTCTGCATAAGTTGTTGCTATTACTGCACTATAACTTGCAAAATGCCCACTTTTACTTATAGCATTACAAACTATCGGGCCAGTATCAATATTTTCTGTTACGATATTACTACCTGCATAATCAATACTGCTATGCTCTCTTTCAACAAAACTCTCTTTAAGAGTGCAGTCAAAAAGAAACCATGTTTGCATTACATCAATAGTAAAATATACATTACTAACTTTATCGTTTACATACTCAATATTAGTAATAAAAGCGTAAAACCATTTACTGCCAAAGTTAGTATTTTGAAACATCATATAATTGCAATCATAAATACTTTCTGCATTAGCACTCATTCTTACAACACCCTGTTGTCCATTAATCCTCTGAAAACTAGCTTTGTCCATTGTCTTACTAACTTTACTATCAAAGTAACTTTTCTGTGCACTCCTGCTTGCAAAATAAATAGTGTCTTTATAACTGCTATCTATTGGTACACCACTGCATAATTTGATAACACTATTAGGTTGTATCTGCATATCTTCACCACCTTTACAATAGCAGGAAAGCATTTACGCTCTCCTGCCATAATCATATCACGCAACTGTAATAGTTGCAGTACCGACCTTTGTACTATCAAACGTACTAGTTGCATTAACTGTAATAGTTCCTGCTGTAGCATCACTATTAACTTTAAGCGTACCAGTACTTGAGATACTAGCCTTATCACCACCAGTAGCAATACTCCATATAACACTCTGTGGTGCATAGTTGTCAGTATCAACAGTAACACTCAACTGTATCTGTCCACCTGCACTAACTGTAGCTTTACTAGGTGTAACTGTAACTTTCTTTACAGCAGGTGTACCTGCAACAAATACAGCATTGTTAGAGAACGGAGATACACTAAAGGTTTTCCATACATGATACCAGTAGTTCCAATACAGTCCCTCACCATTGTACTGTTCTGTAAAGTTCTGATAGTTGTCAAATATCATAAACCAGTCACTATCAACCATTACACAAGGTATAGCGTCAAGTCCTTCAAGTTCTTCTTTTGTTATCTCTGTATAGGTCGGGTCATCAGCAAAGAGAATATTTAATCTCTCAATGTCTAAATCACCGAAACTATCTACAAGTACATGATGTCCGTCAAACTCTGCTTTATCCATATTAAAAGCACTTGCAAGTACTTCAACATTCATGGTAGCATCAAACTGTGAATTGACTAACAAATACTGCTCCTGCTTAGGTGTATGGTTCATAACTCCTGCAAGGTTATTCTTTGAATTAAGGAAAGTAAACTTGTTTGATACTCCCTTAATAGTACTAACAATGCTATTCATGTTTGCAGTATTAATATCAGGAATAGTAACTGGGTTCATCAGTCCATTTAAGATATGTTTTGCAAGCATATACTTCATAGTCTGAAACTCGTCATAGTTAGCACCAGTATACATAGCATCTACAATCTTAGCAATCAAATCTGTAATGCCATCAATAGACAGAAAAGCCTGTCTTAACTGGTCATTTGAGATTGTAGCTTTGTAGAACTTCTGATAGTTCATGATGTGAAATGCGCTGCGTACATCAGGAATTTCACGCTTGAATACATTGGACTCTGCAATCTGTGGGTCAAACTGAAACGGTTTTGCAATATTAACAAATACCTCTTCGATAGACTCACCAAACTCGAGCATACCTTTTTTAAACATAGCCCATGGATTGTCATATGATTTGCTTGTTAAAATTACTCTACCTATTCTGTTTACAAGAGCAGATAAAAATTCATTCTGTAAAGCAGGATAGTCCATAATTACTGCGCCGATTTCTCTGATTGAGTCAGAGTCAGCTGTGGCCTGCGGCACATAATCTCTGTAGTTTGTGCTTGCGTTGTTTCTTATTGCATTTAAAATATCAACGCTTGAATTAGTAAGTGTCTTAATTTTTGGTTTTGTAGCCATAATTCTTAGCCCTCTCTTTCTTTAAATAAATCATCAAAGGAAATGTCTTTACCATCATCAGTAATATCTTCCTTTTGTTTCCTTAATACTTCATTAGGGTCTATACCCTCTTTGCCCTCAAAAAATCGTGCTTTATATTTTTCTCTCCACTCATTGTCATTCTGTTCGTATTTTGTTTTCCAATCAGTAGTATCACTTGCACGTGCTTCAAGGTCATTGAATGTATCAGTAAAATTTTCAATCATGGTAAGCGTATTATCATCAGCGCTATCACCTGCTAGTCCTTTTACTGCGTTCATAAAATCATCATGTGAAAGTACTGCCATTTTTTCTCACCTCTTTTCTATTTAAAATAATGGCCTACACATCATCCAAAGTGGCATACGTTTTCGGTTAGTCGGTGTAGGTGGTGTAGGTGGTGTAGGTGGTGTAACACCTGTTAGATATTCATACCAGTTATTAGCGTATGTTAATCTTTTGGTTAATGCTTCAACCCCTGCACGTTCTCTTTCATATAAATATGCTTTACATGCTTCTGCAACATCAGTTAGTTGCGAAAACTCTGCACCAGTATAACCATATCCCAGTGACGGCTTAGGTATCCATTGACCACCATAACCATTTATTATTTCATCCCACATTAGCTGTGTCTGTATTTCACCAGTAGACCAATCAGCACCGTGTGCAGCTGCATAATCTGTTAGGTTACTGCTAGGTGTCCACTGTATTAAACCCCAACCACTTTTTGCACTTGCTGTTTGTTTCATCCCTGGGTTAATGTTTGACTCCTGCTGTAAGTTTCCTAGCATCCCTGCTACACTCTCAATGGTAAAACCTTTACTGTTGAAATATCCATAAAATTCGGCAGCATTGTTTTCCATTTCAGAATGTGTTAAATATGCACTTACTCCTACTTTAACTATCCATGCCATTATCTTATACCTAAACTAAAAAGTTTATTCCATGTGTTTTTACCACACTCACCATCAACAGTTAATCCATGTTTTGTCTGAAAATTCTCACACGCATTTACACAGCCTTTACCATACTTTGTATCAATGTTACCAGTGTAATATCCTAACTTTGTCATAAGTATTTCAAATACTGTTACGTCATTATTTGATGAACCTCTTTTCAATAAATTCATATTATAACCTGCACTTCCTTTGTCTCCGTTATAACGTAAATGATAACTCCAACCATAACTAGGTGTGTAATATTTTCTTATACATATTTCTTTTCCAGTTTGGTCTCCTGCTTTATGTCCTTTTGTAGTTCCATTTTCATCAATGCTTGCATGAACTATATGCTCACTATCTGTTGAAACACAAACATGATGTCCTACCGCTAAGTGAATATCACCTTTTTGAAAAGGCCTGTTACAAGAAGTAAAGCCACAACGTTTTAACTGTTCATACAAATTTCTTGTTGTGCTGTTTACATTTACATTAAATCCTGCTGTAGCAAGTGCATGCCCAACTAATGAACTACAATCAAAGTCTGGATTTCCACTTCTGTTAATCTGTGAATAACCATGTGAATTGTCATTTGCTATTGCAATCATGTAATCTGTGTATGTATCGACTTTACTCATTTTTGTCACTTCTTTCTACATTCAGTATATCGCATAATTTCTGCAATACAAGTGTGTTTTCATTTAATGCTGTTGTGAACTTATCTGTTTCTGCCTTGTGACTATCATCAAGTTTCATACAGTACCATGCTAAACATAAACACATTACTATAGGAAATCCCACTGTAGTTATAGCCTGCAAAATCATCTGCATTGTATCCATACTCTCACCGCCTTTCTTTTATTCTCTTTTAATTATATCATATTACTTGAAATTTTGCAATAAATATGTTATAATAAATTGAGATAAATATAGGCAAATTTAAGAAAAGAGTACAACAATATGAGTGAAAATAAATACTATGACGGCACAAAATTGTTATCAATGAAAGACATAAATGGATTAAAGCCTGAACTGTTTTTATGTACTACCAATAGAAGCGGTGGTAAAACAACTTATTTTGGCAGGCTATTAATAAACAGATTTCTAAAATATGGTAAAAAATTCTGTTTGATTTATAGGTACAATTACGAGCTTGATGATGTATCTAATAAGTTCTTTAAAGATTTACAAACATTGTTTTTTAGAAACTATACTATGGAAAGTGAACGTTGTGCAAGCGGTATCTATCATAGTTTGTTTTTAAATGAACAGCACTGTGGTTATGCCATTAGTTTAAATAGTGCAGACCAGTTGAAAAAATATAGTCACTTACTTAGTGATACTGATAGTATGTTATTTGATGAATTTCAGAGCGAAACTAATCACTATTGTAATGATGAAATAAGAAAATTTATCAGTGTACATACTAGTATAGCAAGAGGTCACGGTGAGCAGGCAAGATATTTACCAGTATATATGTTAAGTAATGCCGTTAGTATTATTAACCCTTATTATGTAGAGTTGGGAATATCTGAAAGATTAAACAGTGAAACTAATTTCTTAAAGGGAGATGGTTTTGTACTGGAAAGTGGTTTTATAGAAACTGCTAGTAAAGCGCAGAAAGAGAGTGGTTTCAATAGAGCATTTAAGAATAATCAGTATGTCGCATACTCAAGTGAAAATGTGTACTTAAATGATAACACTGCTTTTATTGATACACCAGTAGGAAAAGGAAAATATGTTGCAACACTAAGATATATGAGCCATGATTATGCTGTGAAACAATACAGTGAGCAGGGCTTCTTATATATTGATGATAAAGCAGATAGTACTTTTAGAAGTAAAATAAGCGTTACTGTTAATGACCATGATATTAATTATGTTATGTTAAAACAGAATGATTTGTTTATTAGTCAGTTAAGATATTATTTTGAAAAAGGTTGTTTTAGATTTAAGAACCTTAAATGCAAGGAAGTCTTATTCAAGACTATCAGTTATTAGGTATCTGCTGTTGTATGTTCACTTGATACTGCTAGGTAGCACGTTTGGAAGATAACGCTAGTATGTATTGTCGTAAATGCTGTGCGCTCGTGTTCTGCAATAGTTATAGATATAGAAAAGGCAAGAGTTTGTACTCCTGCCTTTTTGTTTTTTATTTATAACAATTTAATATTATTTGAATAATATCATTTTTAGCTTCATGTAATATTTTTGATATAGGTGCATTAAAATTACATGGTATTCTTAATTCATATTCATCACTATTTAATGTAATATATAACTTTATTGTTACTGTATTATATTCTTCTTCTAATGCATAACTATTAAAATCAATTTTTGTATATTCTTCGCGTAAACATTCTACTATGAAATCAGCAAACTTATTAAATTTTCTCATATAATATTTCTCCATAATATAATCTCCTTATTTGTAAAAATGATTGTGTATATCTGTTGCAATTAATATGTTTAATGATAGTACAATTTCTCTTGTATCTTTTTTCTTTATAAAATCGTATGGTAGTAACTTTGAAATGTATAATCCATTTAAACAATATTCTATTTTATATTGCTCTGTGCATGGTACATCATAAAACTCGATTGAACCTCTAAATCTTTTGCGTAGTTCCTGCACTACTTTTTCCATTTTATCATTCATAAATTCATCTCTCCCTTGTAAAATAATCACAATCATATTTGTACTGACAGAAACAACAAATATGATTACAAGTTTTTTCATGCTTCTTTGCTTTGTATCTATAATATAAATCTACTAACAATGTTATCATATTATTTTCACCTCATTTCATATGTCGTGTCCACCAGTAATACGCCACCTTTAATTCTTTTTGGCAGTAATTTTCCGGGGACACATAAACCAACTTTAAAATCATTATAGTCTCTTTTTGTTTCTAAGAATTTTAATTCACTTTGTGTATAGTTATCACTCTCCTTTACTTTATATCCCTGCATTGATTTGTCAAATAAATCTTTACATTTCTGTGGCATACCTGCACATTTTATATCGTTGTATGGTTCATCAATGGGTATTAAATCATTGTGAGTTATGTGTTCTATATATGTTTTCTGCCTTGTAAAAATAGCTGTGTCCCAACTGCTCTCTAATTTCCAACAACAAAACTTTACTGGGTCTACTATTATTCCTTTAATCTTATCAGCAGGCAAGTCACAATGTATGCTATCTGTATCAGCATAAATAAAACCTGCTTTATCTACACCATAGTAATTTTTTTGAGCAGCTGTGATTGTAAAGTTACGTGCGTATGATGTTATTGCACTACCAGTGGCTATATGCCCCACCTTTTTATTATTAGCAGGTACTATATAAAAGCCTATACTATCATCATCTTTTACATACGCAACCTTAAAACTACTATTGGAACTACTAGCAAGTTTGCCATAAAGATTATTGAGAAACAATTTCGCTTCTGTACGCTTTGCACCTTTACTGTTCATTTTAATTTCTGCATAATGATTGATGTAGTTATCAAATATTCCTATGTCAGAATAAAACCAACATCCGTCTAAGATTTCAAAATCAACAAGTTCATAGTGCTTTAACATTAGTTTATAATCTGTCATTGTTACTGTCATTATTTGTGCAGTATCTTTTATGTTACCATTAATATCTTTATAGTATCTATTGTAGTTTCCATTTTTATCTAATACATCACTAGTTGTTAATGACTCTGTACCTTTATATAAATGATTACCTTTTATTTGAATAAATGGTAACATATTTTCTTTAATATAAAAGCGTGTTTTTATTCTTAAAAAATAATATTTATTTTCACCTATTGCTTCGTTAGGTATTATATTACCAGTCCAAAAATATGGTTTACCTATTGGAAAATAATTACCACTTTGCGAGTGCATCATACTAGGATATAAAGAGTTTACATCAGCTGTCACTCCGTTATGTCTAACAATATTTTCTTTTCCTTTTACTAAATAGCACCATCCCCCTCTATAGCTGTGCCGTATATATTCGTCTGCATTTGACGAACCATAAATATTTTTATCAAGTGTAAATTCATCAAGCGCAGGGAATAAATCATTATAATCATAAGCGCCTAAAGAATTTTTATATTCTGCTATACAACATGAACCTATTGTAAGTTTATCATGTCCGTCATTGAATAACTGTTCTAGTGCTTCTTTAACTACTAATACATCATTAGCTATATAACGTTTTTCGTCATCAGTTATATTGCATCCTGCATATCTATAGCCACTATATTCCATGTCTAATTTTTGATGTTTTGTTTTAAAAGATTTACCTATTTGTTTTACTGAGAATGGTAATAGTTTTAAGCTATCTCTTAATTCAATAAAATGATTATTAACTTTAATAGTAACCATATACCATTGACCCATAGATGATATAGTATATCTGAAAGTATTATTTTTCATGTATCTTTCTTTTATAAATTCACCTTGAGTGCCGTCCTCATTAAATGACTCGTATGCCTGTTCATATTTTAAATCCGTTAATAAATATGACAGCCAAAAATTACCATCAAATTTAAGGTTATGATAATAAGCTATTATGTCACAATCTAACGACTTAAAATAATTAAACTGTTCATCAATAGAATGAAAAATCTGAACGTTCTCTGTATATAATTCTACGCTTGCACTCGCCCATACTTCTGTAGATTTTTGCCCTTTATATACTGTAGTCTCAAAATCACACATGAATTTTCTATAGTTTTTCATATATTATCTAAATCAGTAAATCCAAAATATTCATTAATAACATTAGATTGTATTGCTGATATGCGTGACATATCGTGATTTGATAATAAAGGTATTAAATCTTCCGTCTTTGCCTGCACTACTTCTGAATATACACTCTCATTTATACTATCTATTGCTGATATAATTTCTTCTTCATTTTGTTGTAAATAATATTCATACTGTTCGTTTCCAAAATCTTCTTGCATTTATAATTCCTAAAACAGTATAATAAAAATTTTCGAGATTATAATCTATAGCTTCACCACCATGTGTGTATGCCTGCTTTTTACTAGGTAAAGCTTGTAATCTTGAAATAATACTGTCTGTAACTGTATAGGTTTCTGCACTTTGTCGTTGTGCTATTTCTGATTGCAAATTCTGTAAAGTATCTTGTGTTATTTTTTTTGGAAAAGATTTTAAGCCTTGCG